ATGAAGCCGATCGACCCCGTGATCTGCGAAGTCGCCTATTCTTGGTGGTGCCCGCCCGGCGGCCTCGTGGTCGACCCGTGGTGCGTGGATACCACGCGCGGCCTCGTGGCCGCCAAGATGGGGCGGCGCTACCGCGGCTTCGGCATGCGCGAGGCTGGGGTTGAAGCCGCCAGGCGCGCGGAGCTGGACCTGATGGACGGCGAGGTCTGGTGCGACTGGCTCGCCCTGGACATTCGCGACGCGCCGCCCACCGCGGACGCGGCCGACTTCGTCTTTTCGGTTCCTCCCGAGGACCTCGGGGCGAAGGATTACAGGGACACCATTGCTCGTGCCTGCGCCATGCTTGCGCCCAACCGGTTCGCGTGCTTCGTGGTCGGCGACCTGCGGGACTCGGGCGGATTCCTTCGGAATTTGCCGGGCGACACGGTCGTGGCGTTCACCAAGGCCGGGCTCCGCTACTACGATGAAGCGATCATGGTCTTGTCCCCCGGCGGCGTGCCGAAGTCCGCGCCGAAGGACTTCGCGGCGTCGCGGAAGCTGGCGTCCATCCACAAGAAGGTCCTGTGCTTCGTGAAAGGGGATCCGCTGGCCGCGACGGCGGCCGTGGGCAAGTGTGAATTCGGGCGCGGGGTCGTCGAAGACGACGACGACGACGAAGTCGAGGGGCGTCCAGGTGGCGGATTTGAACCACCGTCCTCCGTGCGTACGCACGGCGCTCTACCAGCCTGAGCTACCCTGGACAAATGCAGTTTCGGGGCACCGCGTTCTCAGCTTTTACTGACGGGCACCTTCCCGCCGCGAGACGGTATGCGTGACGCCCTGAATACTTCGGAGCTGTCCACAAGGACCAGGATCACCAGCCAAGGGACTCCGTGCGATGTCTCGAAACTGCATGAATGCAGTGCCGTTAGCCCCGCTCGCCCATTCCGAAGGAGGGTAGGGCGGAACCCATAGCGAACGAAGCGGACGGCACCAGCCTGCCTTATCGCCATGCATGCGGCTTCGGCTTCATGCATGCCTATCGCTCGTTTATTCACAGCGTTTCCCTGGCCAGTCTTGTACTTCGAGGTAACCAAGGTCGCGCTGATGAGAAAAAAATTTGGGGGAGGCGTCACCCTCCCCCATCGAATCGAGGCCCCTTCCAAAGGCGCGGGGCCCATTCGAGCTGGACGGTTGGATTAGCGTGCCACCATTCCAGTATGCGCACGGGCGTGGAGAAACCCAAGACGAAAAACTCCACGCGAGGACGTAAGTTGTCACGTCACGTCAAGGAGCTATATTGAGATCGAACACGGCTTTGCCAACCGAGCGTACGACCTCATCGTCCGAGAAGAAGGCCACCGCATGCTCGTAGGTTTCAGCGACGGCAGACAAGGGCGGGGCGACGCAAATGGCCACGGGGCGTTCGAAGTTGTCAAAGAGAGATCGTGCCATGGTCAGCGAGAACACGACGTAGACGGGTTGACCGCCACGCCAGCCTGCGTGCACGCTTGGACTGGTGAATTCCAGTGTCTTGAATCCCATTCAAATTGCCTCTCAGCTGCGAAAACAACGCCAAAGATAAGCCAGAGTATGAGCACCAGGCCAATGAAGCGCATTATACGCTTCACGACGGAATGGGTCGCGATTGCGTGCATAGCGTTCTTTCAGGACTGCGGCGTTTTCATTCTCTAGCTGTGTGCGTTATATTATAATGGAACGAGCGCCTTATTGCTAGCACAAAATTGACATGACAAAGCCAAAGAAACCTGGAGAGCTTCGCAATCGCAGATACAGCGATCATCCGAAAGTCTGTACGATGGAGGATTGCGGAAAACCAGCTATCTCTCTCGGAATGTGCAATGCGCACTACCTGATGGCTCTGCAAATCGAGAAGCGCGTAAAGGAGTACGGTTCGTTAGCGCCAATCAGCAAAAATGGCCGTCCCAAGGGCGGTCCAGGATCCGGGCACGGCAGCGGCGGCGGAGGTCCACCGAAGGTCATCAACGATGAATCCACCATCAAGCGGATCCGCGATCTCGCCGGGCTACAATGCACGAAAGCAGAAATTGCTGGTGTGCTCCAGGTGAGCTATCAGACGCTGTTCACTTTTTTCGAGAAATATCCAGAGGCTGATCGGGCCTATGAGGATGGAAAATTGAATGGCCGGGCGTCCCTGCGCCGCATGCAATTCGTCCAGGCCAAGCGCTCGGCGGCCATGGGCATCCACCTCGGCAAAAATTATTTAGACCAGTTCGATGGCAAGCGTGACCGGCCAGCGTCCGTCGACGCCGGGTACCTGTACACCGGCGATCCGGCTTCCGAGGAAGCCCCATCCGCGCTCCTGCGCGCAGTGCGAGCCGAGATTGAGTGAATGCAGCGCGAAGCTCCAAAGGAGCCGCCAAAGACGTGGGAGCAGGTCTATCGCGAGCTTCGCGAGGAGTGGCGCGAGAAACCGGTCGCGTACGCGAAGCACCGCCTGGGACTCGTCGCCACCCATCAGCAGCGCGACCTCCTCAACGCCATCAAGGAGCCCGGCGCGAAGGTGACGGCGCGATCCGGCCATGGCACCGGCAAGTCTGCCGCGCTGGCTACCGCCATCTGGTGGAAGCTCGAATGCTTCGATTACTCCAAGGTGCCGTGTACAGCGCCGAGCGCCGTCCAGCTCCGCGACATCCTCTGGGCCGAAATCGCCAAGTGGTACCGTCACAGCCTGGATATGAGCCGCGCCTGGGGAATGCCGCAGGAATTCTGGCTCTCGTCCATGTTCGAAATCACTCAGGACAAGATCTCGGCTCGAGGAGCCCCCAAGGAGTGGTTCGCGGTCGCGAGGACCGCCAGACCGGAGCAGCCGGACGCCCTGCAGGGCTTCCACGCCTCGGACATCACCATCTCGGAGGATGGTAGAGCCGTCGTGGTCGAGGACGTTTCCGACAAGGACGCGCACAAGGGCCAGATCATGTTCGTGATCGAAGAGGCCGGAGGCGTGCATGACAAGATCTTCGAGGTCGCCGAGGGCGCGCTATCAAGCCCGAACGCCAGCCTCCTGATGGGCGGCAACCCGACCCGTGGAACCGGCTACTTCGCCGCATCCCACAAGGCTAACCGGGCCGAATTCACCACCCTCCATTTTCGCAGTGAGGACAGCCCACTGGTTGCTCCGGGCTATCGCCCGGGGCTCGTTCGGAAATTTGGAGAAGGCTCTAACGTCGTCCGGGTACGCGCCGACGGTGAGTTTCCGCGGGCGGATGACGATGCGCTCATCCCGCTCGACGCGGTCGAAGCGGCGATCTCGAGGCCACGTATCGACGCCGTCGAACCTGGTGACCGCCGTCTCGGGGTAGACATCGCCCGCTACGGCGACGATCGCACCGTGTTCGTCCTGCGCGAGGGCCCGAACGTCGAGCATATCCGCATCGAGGCGAAGATCGATACCGCCCGGTGCACCGGCATCATCGTCTACCTGGTCCGCAAGTGGGGTGCCAACAGCGTTCACATCGATATCTCGGGCGGTCTTGGGGCCGGTCCATACGACCGGCTCAACGAGCTGCGCCGGGCTGGCAAGCTGCCGGACGGGCTCGTCCTGGTCGGCGTCAACGTCGCCGAGAAGGCCCCGCCTCGATCGGGGTTGGACGTCGATCACCAGCCCTTCCGCCTCCGGGATTACGTCTGGCTCGAGATGGCCGAGTGGGTGACCCAGGCCGATCCGAGCTTCGCCGAGATCCCGCGAGACATCGCCGACGACCTCGCAGGCGAACTTTGTTCGGTGCGCTATGCGATAGACTCGGCTGGCCGCTTGGTGATAGAGAGCAAAGACGTGATGAAGCGGCGCGGGCTGCGAAGTTGTGACTTGGCGGACGCGCTCGGAACAACCTTCTTCTCGTCTGGCGTCATCGGCCCAGGCGCAGCGATCTTCGAGATCGTGCGCCGCCAGGCCGCTGAGATCAGAAAAGCGAAACAACTGGAGGACGCACATGCCTAAGTCACCGCGCAAGGAAACCAAGGGGAAACCCAAGCAAGAGAAACCCAAGCCGCTCGATGTCAAAGTCGCCAAGCCAGCCTCCACTCCGAAAAAGTGAGACAGGCATTAGCGGCATACGTCGCGGATTTGCATTTCATTGTCGAGGCGCATTTCGTGAATTTCCCTCATGCGCAAGTTATCGTCAACGAGCGCGATAAGGCCGCGGCCGAACTCATCAAGCTTCTGAAAAAGGAGCAGGATGATGAGGCGTGGCAGAAGGACTTAGAGCCGAAAAAGTGAGGTTCACCAATCACTGCGAGCTGATTTGTAGCGGGCTGGATATCAGCGAGCTACGGGATTGGCTCGCAGCCATCCCTTTCGACGAATGGCCGCAGCAACCCCCTCTTTTCGGGGAGCGCCGTCCGGCCATGATCAACGACCCGGATTGGCATAACCTCCTCGGCAAGGCCGCCGTCTTCATTGGCTGCCAACTTCTGCCGATAGGGTTTTTCAGGGAGGGAGAGCAATGGCGAGCGCCAATGATATCGGTGCTTATGCCTGGGCATTTCATCACAACGCATACGGATCCGCAGCCGAAGGATTGGCTCTACCGGGTTCATGTGCCGATCAGTACCAACCCGTCAGCGTGTCTGTTCATGGATACCGCCTACAATCTGAAGCCGGGCTCGGCCTACAAGGTCAACGTCGAGCGCCGACATGCCTGTCTTAACCACGGCGATACGCCGCGCGTGCACTTCATGTTCGATGTGGTCACTGCGAATGCTTAATTGGTACAAGGGCGCAGACCCCAACAAGCCGATCGAGGCAGCGCCGCCGACGGATCCGCGCTTAGGCATGTTGAAATGGTTCGGCTTCGGTCATCTCCCGCCGCAGCTGCAATCGGCAAGCGAGCCCTACAGCGCTATCGCCAGCTGGATGATGACCAACCTGAAGCCGGGGGCGGAAGCCACCGTGGCCCTGCGCAAGCTCCTGGAATCCAAGGACTGCGCCGTCCGCGCCGTGATCGAGCAGGGCGCGCTCGACGAAAACAAAAAAGGCCCGGCGTGAAAGTCGCCGGGCCAACTGGAACACAACCACAACTAGGGAGGAAACCGCCGCGCGAAGGAAGGAAGAAGGAAGCAGTGTCAACGGAGTCCGCAGTTCAAAGATGGCACATAATCGAGAATTGTCAAACATGCCTCCTTCCGTCAAAGACTGGATAGAGGGGTTGAAAGAGATCGGGGCTATATACCCATGCATCCCGACGGTCCCTCCAGACGATCCCAATGAGGATCCGCCTACGCTACCTCCGGACCCATTTTCCGAAAAGCCATTCAAGCGGATCGGGGGCGGCCCGCCTCCACGCGGCAAGCCCAAGCCGCCAGTAGCGGCTCCTTCGTACAAAGCGTCCGATGTCGAGGGCGTACATCGCGCGATCGATGTCGCAGAACGCCGTCGATTCTGATACATTCGTCGCATGGGGCTCATCAAGCCAGTCATCTCGGTCGGATTCAACAAACGCGGCGAATCCGACTTCGAGGTCAACAGCGCTGTGTACGACCTGACTTCGGAACAGCTCAACGAATTGGCGTCAATGTGCTTCGCGGCTTTCCACGCAGCCTACAACATGCGCGATCGCATCCTTGACGCGCAGATGGGAATGAAGCGCAATGACGATGAGAAAGCCAAAGCGAAAACCTCCTGAGCTGGATCCGCCGGGCGAGCCAGGCAAGCGCGCTCATAAGCTGATGCGCAAGTGGCAGGATGACCGTGCGAACCGCCGCTCGCGTCCGGTCGAGAGGCAGGACCGCTACAGCCGCTGGAAGGGCCGATAAGATGCTTGAGATCGAGATCGAGATCGTCAACAAGGACCGGGCGGCTCTCCTGGCCGATCTCAAAAAGCAATGCCCAGGCGGGCAAATCCCGGCCAAGGAACTTTACGCTCCGGATCCGGTAGCGCGGAGCGCGCAGGGACCGCTGGAAGTAGTGCATGCCACGTTCGCCAATTGCAAGATCAAGAGATAGCCGATGCCCAACCTGGATTTCGCCCAATTAGGCGCGCTCTTCAACGCAACGACCGATGAGCTGATGGGCGGCCCGTCCCAAGCTGACAAGCAGGTCATCCTTCAGCAATTGAACTTCGTCCAGCAGGGCGTTCAGACCCTGGTGAACAACGGGACCTTCACGGACGGCGCGACCATCACCCACGCCCAGAACATCGCTGACCAGGTGAACTTCCTGACCGATCAGATCGGTAATTACGGGCATGACGGCGCGCTGGGCGGGCTGGCGGCCTTCAATCCGAAATTCATCAACGACGTCCAAAGGGACATCCAGGACATCGTGCAAGGCGATCCGACGCTGGCGGGCATGGCCGCGCCGACGCACGGCTTCCAGCAGACCTCGAACCTGCTGACGCCGCCGACGCCGTTCAACGATTCGCAAACTCAAGACACCTTCCTGGTCAACTTCGGCAACCAGTCCAACTCGCTCGCCGCCAGGGCGATGGCGGTGGCCAATGGCGGCGCGGACGCGAATCTCGTCCAGGACCTCCATGCCTTCGCCTCGACCAATAACGCCTTCGCTCATCAGCAGGGCGGGCTCTATCAGGCCCGGTTCAACAACGAGCTTGCTACGAACTCCGTCTCCAGCACGGCCGTCAACGAGCTGATCACCGGCATCAACAATCACGACGCCAACCTGATCAACGGCGCGGCCACGGTGCTTACTCAGAACGCCATGGACATCCAGGGCAACAACCAGTTCATGGGTATCGACATCGGCACCGGCATGCCAGTGCCGCCCCCGGTGCCGCCTCCAGCCGCCGACAGCATTCACAACGCCGGGCTGTTCTTTGACGACGCGGCGACCAAGGTGCTCGGCGGCGTCTACTCCGGCAATCAGGCTTCGATCGTCTCGGATTTGCATAACGCCGTGACCGGCGTCCAGGCTGACATCGCCAACCAGAACCTCACCGGCCAAGCGCTCGCCGACGCTAACACCGTCATCGGCCTTCTCAATCACGAGTCCGGCCTCGTGGCCGGGATCGATACCGCCAATCCTACGCAGATATCGTTCACCAACACCATGATCGGCGCGGACCAGGCGAACATCCTCAATACCGTCAACGGCAACGCTACCCTGGCCGGGCTCGCCAATGGCGGTTTCGTCCAGAACCCGCCCGGCGCGCCTACGCCCGGCCAGGCCATGCTCGCAGGAAATGCGGCCGATGGCGGGCATGGACACTCCGATATGGCCCACATGGATTTTTCTCACATGTGGCATCACGCCTAATGAGACTGAGACGATATGGCCTATGTTTTGACGATGATTATGCGCATAGTCCTCGCCACCGGGGCCATTTCCGGGCTGGGCATGTGCCTGTATTCAAGCGTTCACAGTGATTGGCCTATCGCCTTTATCTCGTTTGCGGTCTACGCGTTTAGCCTTGTCATGCTCTCATGAAACAGAGCGATCTGGGGGTCATCATGATCCACTGGATGCTGGCGGTCACCCTCATGAGCGCTGCGGCGTCAGGGCTTTGCCTATGGGCTGTATGGCTCAAGCCACGCTTCGCTTTCCTCTTTGAGCCGGATAAGATCGGCGCTATCCACATCGGCCTCTCGTTGGCCGTCGTGTTCATTATTTCGATTTATTTGTGGTACCAGAAGCACAAGAACACCCTGGATCATCTCGCGCTGAAGCGCCCCCTGACCTCCACCTGGCGGCGCGTGGGCATCCTGCTCTATTGGGTCATGCTCGCTGTTATCATCCTGGAAACCATCACCGGGATCCTCCTGACCAAACTCATCGACAAGGATGTGCTCGCTCAGGTCTTCGGCGTCGAACGGGCACCGTTGACTTACCTGCATCTGTTTTTGGTCGCGCCGGTTCTGCTCTTTCCTGTCATGC